TTGAGGGTACGCACCAGGCTTCGTGGGCTTGGTGTATGTCAAAGTGATGTCAGTACCCTCTTGAATGTCGGTAACATCACCATACTCTGGATCGAGAATATAGCCCAGCAACAGTTCGTAAGCCATCTTTCCATAGCCATAAACCTTAATGCCTTCGTCTTCTCGACCTCTCACAACGACTGGTGAGAAATACCGAGTGCGAACGAATAGTGACTTCGCTAGCTTCTTGCTTTCCTCATCGTTGTTGTCGCTTCCTTCACGCCATAGCTGGGAAGCAAACTCGCACACTGGGCAGTGCTCGCCAAAGTTTCGCTTAGGACATAAAATTCCACCGCGATGCTCACCCACATTATAGTGGAAGAACATTTCCTTCAACGGATCTCCATCGTTCGTCGGAACGATCCGAATATCCGTATCTCCCTCGTCTGGCTTAAACCAGACAGAGTTTCCATCGTTGTCACCGCGCAGACTTGCGAGCTTGCGGCGCATAAGCTCCATATCAATTCCCATGTTTTTTCTCCTTTATGATGGGCAACAATAAGCGTTCCTTATTGTCTTACTATATCACTCTTGATCTAGCATGTCAAGAGTTTTCTCTTGCTGTATTGCGTTAGTGTGGGCAACGCAGAACCCAAAATCTTGTGTGTGCTCTGTTTCATATATGGCATACGAAATCTTTCTAAAGGCGTTCTTCGGCTTATCTTTCAACATATCTACAATCTTCTTATGAAGGGTGCCATCGCTGGCTAACTTTTCTTCATTGATACATAGATAATAACACAACTCCCGGGGATTGTCAAGGTCAAAAAGCCAATTTTCCTCTAAGGTTTGCATGTTTAATAAAGCCATTGTTCTGATGCGATTAATCACAGAGGGGCGCGCCACATTCCCAATTTCTGGTTCCGTGTGATTAAAATAGTTAAGGTAATGCACCGTAGAGAAAATTGAATTATTAATGACACTGAAATAAGTTTTAATGGGAACATCTCCCAAAGTTTGTTCAATGTTTAAATTAGAAAGCAATGTTATTGATTCAAATAAACCGGAACGAGCATACTCTTGTAATACTCCAAAAACTGTATTTTCTAAAAGTTTAGGAATGCCAGTTAACAACTCAATGTCGGGTTGGATATAAAACACTTCCAACTGCTTATTGCGCAGCTGCTCCAAGATTCCTAGCACGTAGTTGCTACTATAAGACGAGCCTGTTATAAATATTTGAATTCGCTGATCTACATTGGCGAAAAACTTGCGAACGTCTGGAATATCCTTTTCGTACTCTTCGGGAGTTTCATAGGATCGGATTTTAAATTTATATTTAGAATTGCGTGTTATACTATCATTAAGAAGATATACATTATATTGGGATATAGGGGTAAACTTTTCAGCGATTGCAGAAGCGCCGGTACCTAAGCCGATAATAGAAATCATAATTTTAAATCTTTGAGGTCTAAATAGTCGCGACCCGCTTTTAAATTAACAATAAAAGTATCTAACATGTTGGTGGCAAAAAGCTTTTTAATTTCCGGAATCAACTTTCTATCTTTGTCAGTCATGTCAAGCACGATTTCATCATGCACGATATGAGAAACCCACGAATCAGTTCCCTCTAGCGCCTTATCGATAGCAACCGCCCGATCCAGCACAATATCGGCGGTGGTGCTTTGAATAAGATAGTTAAAAGCCCTTCTCCGATCTACAGACAAATGGCGCCCAAAAGGCGTTGTCAGATAGCCATTATCATAATACTCTTTAAGCAAAGTGTCTCTATTGTAAACATCGGTGGTAATATTTTTTGAGTCAGGATTATATAACCAACTGAAAATTGTCGTTTTAGCTTCCTCGCGCGTTAATGACAACTCAAAGATATTTTTCATATTCCATTCGTGGATATCCTCGGCCGGTTGCTCCTGGGCCGAAAGAGCTAATAGGGTACGAAGCTCGGCGCCATTATAATCCAAGGAAATGAGCCAATCGTTATGAGGTTTTATAAGTTTACGCAAACCTCTCTGCAGTGTAAGAATGGGAAAGGAATTGGGATAAGTCGCAAGGCGCCCTGTGATAGTACCAAATAGATTATAATCTACATGGTGGGGGCCCGCCAACAGTTTTTTCGCATGAGCATGCACAATCGAACTCATAAACAAACGCTTACAATCGGTGCTGTTTAAGTTTAAATTTTGATATTTGAGCTTAAACAGAAGCTTATGCACTCGTGAGAGGTGGTCATAGCATTCGGGTTTTTCGTAAGTTTCAAAAACATGGGCGGTTATCTGATTTTTAATCTCACAAAACTCTTTTAAAAAATCTTGCGGCACTAAATCAAAAATGCAATGATCTCGTAGGTTTATCTTGGCTAGACTAAATGATCGAACATACGCTCGAAGACGCTTTTGTGCATGCTCCAGACGCTCTCGGAGGTGGTCCGGAGCAGCTTCCATAAGAGAAGCGCCCTGTGTCATGAGCCACGCATATTGAACATCTGCATCTTTTAAGGAGCCTGTATATTTCCAAGTCTTAGTAATCTCATCTGGGATGTCGTCAAAAAACAGTTGCCCATCCGCATAAAGGCCCACGCACTGAGATTTATCATCGAGTGTTTGGAAAATCAAGTTACATCCGCAGTCATAGCCAGTGCTTGTTCTATACTATACCCTAAAGAGCCGCGATAGTCAAATGGTTTATTGAGAATTATTTCGAAAGCTCTTAAGGCGGTTGACACATTTTTAGATTGATATAATTCCACACAATCATCAATGAGCATTTCCTTTTCAAAATCTTTAAAAACAGACTCTTCCTCTAAAAAGCGCGTTTTAAAGTATAACCTTAAAAAGAATTCTTCTGAATATAGCCGAGATAGTTGATCTATAGAGTATGTTTGAGGCGTCACTTTGCGCGAAAATGTAACCCCATTACATTCTTCCGTTTGTAGAAATGTGTCTGGTTTTACATTATTATAAAGATTCAATAAATAATATTTAAAATTTTCAAAATATCCTCGGTGAACCGTGGAATATCCTACGTTTAAAATCATTGCAGTCGTAGAAAATAGGTGTTTTTTTGCGTATCCCAACATTACCGGAGAAGCAATATCCGCCACCAGGCGCCAGGGCACAAATCTATCCACCATAAAACCATAAGAATTACACAGACTCACGTAACATGCCCAATTGGGGCTCTCGATAAAGTTATCGATTTTATCTTCATCGTTAGCAGCATCTAAGTCAGCTACCTCTATCGCTAATCCCGAACAATTAATAGGACAAAAGCGGCTTTTAATAAAACCTGGTTTGGTGAAGGGGTGAGAGCGAGCGCTTTCAGTCGTTAACACTTCATACTCTACCAAAAATTCTTCAAAATTTTTAATTTTAATATCTTTAGCATTAAGAGCAACGGCAATCCCATTACTATAAGATGTTAAATAACTCCCGTAAAGGGCGTTAGGATCTTCCCATCCTTTATAAACCTCAAGGGTGCTTAAATATTGTTGAGAAGAGTCTATTTTGCCGCTCGACAAAAGCTTGCGAAAAGCCAAGGAGAGATCCTTATAAGCATCCACCACAAAGTTTACTGCAGCAACATTGGTAGGAGCTACAATGCTGCGCAATGTCAACAGGTTCGGATTAAGCACCATCGGCACAAAAGACCGAGTAACTCTTCCATAAAGAAACTTTTCTCCTAAATTAAAATCAACTAAATTGGCGTAATCCACACTGGAGCGGGCCGTGAAGCTATAGATTGTTCTCTTATCAAAAAGTTCCTTTGCTGATTCTTTATTGGATTCTACATATAAAATTGACATTGTCTAATCCTTTAGAGTTTGCTTATCCCAACATCACCACCAATACCGAAATTAGCATTTGGGGCGCGCCCAATTGGATTGGCGGTGCTCTGGGGCTGCACCTGAGGTGAAAGAGAAACAGTATCCGGTGGTGCTGCTGCGGCTGCAGCGGCGGCCGCCTCTCTATCTGCCAAAATTTTGGTGCAAATGGTGGCTGTTCCGTCTCCGACATTAGCTCGAATATTTCCCAAAGGATCTGTGGTTGGATTTGTCTCTTGCACCCATTTGGTATATAAAGTGGTGTTGGCTTCGCCCGGCCCAAAACTATGTTCCGACAAATAAATCATGCAATAACCACCAATACCATAACGAGTAATATTCATTAAATCGCCAGCCCCCAATGTGGTTTCAGGCGCCCACCCTCGCGGGTCTACAAAAATATAAGTTCCCGGAAAGGTTCTTACATTTGCCAAGCAATTAACTGTAATGTCATATTGATCGCGCAGCTGCTCTAATCCCTGAAAACCATCTTGTTCAAATCGGACTTCTTTTAAATATTTGGCGTTGGTTTTTGTTAAGCTAATGTTTTTAACAATGCCTCGCCGGCGCCCCAGCATATAATGAAAAATGCCATCCTCTTCATCTTCAAGTTTATTCCCTGTTCTGGGGCGAGATCCTGGAGTTCTACCAGCGGAAAAAGCCAAATAATTAATTTCTTCCGTTATGTCTCCCTGCACTCGAGGGGATCCAGGAGGCCCCGAAATATTTAACAATGAACCCTCCATCCCTTTCGCAAAGTCAAGATCTACACGATCCGGCACCATCTTGGCGCCACTCGTCACCCAAGTCCCCAACATATGCTGGGTTAATTCGTCCGTCAGTGCTGTTCCATACCCCTCGGGGAGAGGCGGTGGATAAGAAGTAAAGACGCTTTGATTTAAAACTATTTTTTGCTTAG